TGTCCCGAGCCAGGAAGAACTGTAGCGGCTGTAGTGGTTCCTCTGATCCAGCCCTGGTCGTGAGTGCTAACCGACCCACCCGTTGGTGGAGTGTTGTTAGCCAGGTCAGTGTCCACGTTGTAGGTGTTACCGATGCCACCCGTTGTATTGATCGCGTGAACACCTAGACGTACCAGTCCGCAGCGAGCACTGCCGCCACTGGCTCCGGTGTCTGTAAAGTAGAAAGTTGCAGTCTGCGAACCGCTACCAGGGGTCAGTGCAATCTGACGAATGGTAGAACCAGACGTATCACTGAACGTTTCGAGATAGAGTGTGTCAGCTACGAGCGGTGGAACCGCTCCAGTCGTAGACTGAGTAATGGTCACGACTACCGAGGAACCTGCTGCAGTGTCCTGAGTCGCCGCAGTAGCAACCCAAGTACGCGTGCCCGTAGGGATTGTGATGGTAAGCGTGGCGATACGCGATACGACAGCCATCGGCTAGGCCCAACTCGCTGCAGAACGACTATTCCAGGCAAAGGCAGTAGCGATCTGTACCCTGCCCAACGGGTTCCCGCTTGCGTCCTTCACCACACGGATGCCTTGTGCTGTTGTCGACGTAGCCGTATCGGCTGTTGGCCCTTCGGCAATGTAGATGTACGTAGCGTCAGCAGTGTCGAGGTACAGGCTGTAGTTGGCTTGGGGTGCCTTAGATAGCATACGCTCCGTCAGCGAACGAGTATCTGCGACATTGGCAGTAACAGTTCCCGATACCGGTACAGCGTTACCTGAGTCGTTCTTGATCTCGACTTCGCCCGTAACCCCTACGGTGCTACCAGTAACATCTGCTGGTACAGGAGTAGCTCGCAGCTGTGCATCCGTAAGAGGCCCAGAAACAGGTACAGCGGAAGCACGAAGCTGTGTGTCAGTCAGGGGACCAGAAACAGGTACGGGGGCGGCTCGGAGCTGTGTGTCCGTGAGTCCTGGGTTGCTTACGGTAACAGTAGTGCTCTCCAGGGCAGCCAACGTTGTAGCGTCAAGAGCTACCGTACCGCCGATGTCAATGCTACCGTCAGCATTGACCTTCATCTTGACAAGAGGGTTGCTTCCGTCGACGACTTGAATAGTTGTTGCGGCCGGAGCGATACCTGCGCCCTGGACAACAAGGTTGCCCATGCTGTCGACATTCAGCGCGAGAGGTGTACCATCGGGCGCTCGACCAATAACGAGTACCCGACCGTTGATGGTCTCTGCGGCCATCAGCCACCGCTCTTGTCAAGCCCGACTCGAGTACTCCCTGGAGTGATGCTCATGCTACCGGCTGCTGCCTGTCGGGGAGGACCGACGGCTGGGGGAGCCGGGGGAGCTGGAGCGCCTGGAGCTGGCGTTGCAGGTGCCACGCCCGAAGGCGTAGGCGGAGCAGGAGGCCCACCATTAGGCCCCGCCTGAGGAGAACGAACGATGCGGATGGTAGCGAAGTCAACGGCCGGGAGATCCATCTCTTCACGAAGCGCCTCCTCGAGCTTGTCATCGGGACGAATGACACCCGCACCGATCAGGTTGCGGATCGCGAAGCTCATGGTACGCCAGTCAGCCTGCTCGCCGATGCGACGTGCCTTGAGCTGAGGGTAGCCGTTCGGGAGCCTCTCCCAGTTGTAGTCAACCAGCTGAGGGATGGCGTACTTGTTGAAGACGTCCTGCACGATGTCGGCGATGAAGCGAGTCGCCTTGAGGAACATGACCTGGTCCTCGTCCTTGGCTCCACCATTCATGAACGGCGCCAGGATGTTCTTCTGGATCTGCTCGTCGTGGTGGATGGCGCTCTTCAGTGCGTCGACCGGCTGACCCTCCAGCTTAGCGAAGATGAGTTCCCAGTTAGGGGGAAGGACAACATGAGCGCGCTCATTGGTACGAAGGTTGCGCCCGAGCTCGTTGGCCAGTGTCTTGTCTTCGGCAGTGAAGTTGGGTGGGAGCTTGATGACCGGGACGCCGATGCCATGACGCTCCTTCTGAATGGCATCGATCTTGTACAGGTTGTCCTTGTAGTACCAGTGCTTGTAGGCACTCCGGAGGATGGAGATGCCCTCCATGTTCCCGGCTTCCTTGTCGAACGTGAAGACCAGGAGCTTGTCGATCGGGATCGGAACACCATCCGGCGGGTCACCCTCGCACGGAGCCATGATCACCCCGTTGGGACCGCCAGCCTTGTCGTACTCCCAGCTAAGCACATCCATCGGGTGACGTGGCGCCAACTTCTGCCACACGGTCTTCCCAGGAGCCTCGGGGTGCTGGTCGGTCCAAACCTTCTCGAACATGTAGTAGCCGAAGTCCAGCATCAGCAGCGTCTCGGTCAGGAGCTGCGGCCACGACATCGTCATCCACTTCGTCAGGTTGTTCCAGACGAAGTCAGCGACGTTCCTGTCACGTGCCTTGTCACTGGCGGGCTCAATGAACCAACGCGCGGCCAGTACAGGTGTCTTTGCAAGCCTAAGGGTACCGCGAACGGTAGCGTCTGAACGGCGCATCTTGTCGTAGTTCCGAAGTCCCTGCTGACCACGCAGCTCAGCATTGTACTCCTGCCTCAGGTAGCTCGTCCACGGACTCGTACTAACCGAACCGAGCTCACGCAGGTCCGCCCCATCGGCAGCGGCCAGCTTCTTGACCTTGGGACCCTTCTCAGCCACCACCATGAACTGGTGCTCGGGTTCAGCCACCACGTCGACCAGGTCGTACTGCTCCAGCACCTCGTTGAGAGACGCTACGTTAGACTCCGGAACTCTCCGGCGCGGTGTCCACAGGGCCATCAGAACTGTCCTCCAGACACAAAGAGTCCACTGTCGCTGCTACTGCCTGACGTGAACATGCTGCCGCTACTCTCGTCGCTCCCACCGCGCACACCTGCGTAGTCCATGACCTCGCTCAAGTGGTGGTTCACGCCCAGCTCGAACACGTGCATCAGACCATAGCGCAGCGCGTCCAGTGCATGGTCGTCGATCTTGGCACCCATCTCAGGAACGTTGGTCCCCTTCGGAGCCGTCTTCGCACGGTAGTTGTTGAACTCGGAGATAAGGTTCGTGCAACCCGGGTCAACATAAAGATGCGGACGCGTAAGCGGGGTCCCGTACTCATCTGCCACGCCCACCTCGTACTCCTTGAGGTGACGCTTCACGAGGTCAACCCCCTGGCGCCAGTTGTCCTTGGCCATGGGGTCGATCAAGCACGGGACTAGCTTCTCCGAAACTGTAGCTGCCGCTTCAGGGTCCGCCGCGTCTCCGAACGCCAGGTCCAGGTGGTAGCCCGTCGGCTGGTTGCGACCCTTGAGCAGTGCAATGTGCTCCTCCAGCCGAGTGTAGGCCCGGTAGTGCTCTCGCCACACGTACACCGTATCGTCGGGAGCAACCTGGAACTCGATGGCAGCCAACGGGTTCGTGAAGCCCCAGTCGAACGCGATGTAGTTCGGCCAGAGAGGGTTGAACGTGTGGTTCTTGACGTGAATGCTCTCATCGAACTCGCCGTAGATCTTCCCGACAAAGCTCGCGAAGTCCGCCCCGATCTCCTGCATGAAGTACTCGTACGTGGTCGTACGCTCCAGCAGCAGAATCTCTGGGTCGGTCCGCCCACCAGGGTACACAGCGGGGTTGTCCCAGCTCGGAAGCTTCCAGCTCTCGTACTCCGGAATGCTTGCATCCTGTCCCAGCTGCCACAGCTTGTACAGCCAGTTGAACCCCTCGGGCGTCGTCGGGAAGTCCGCGAAGCCCCTCTTGTCAGCCAGAGCAGGACGAATGAATCGCTCCCACGTCTCCGGCTTGTGCTTGGCGGCCTCAGACATGATCACGCCGTCGAGAGCCTCACCGACCAGGTTCTCCGGGTGGTCGGCGCTCCGCACCTCCAACACCGTACCCCACGGGAAGGCAATGTACATGTCCCCGCTACGCTTGTTGTACGCCTTCTTGATACGCTTGTCCTTGCCCATCTGCTGGTTCACGATCAGGTCGTCCCAGATCACCCGGAACTCCTTCTCGCCCAGGTCGTATGTAGGACCCACGATCCAGAAGCGCTTCTTCGGTACAAACAGCTTGGGCTCTAGGTCCCTACCCGCCATGGTGCTCTTGCCGTAGCGTCGCCCGCACACAGGCACTCGAAAGCGGGCCTTGGACTTGTGGTAGCTCCACTGGCCAGTACTGTGAGGAGTGTACTCGATCTTCTCGAAGTACTTCCGCGGGTCGAGAGCCATATTATATAGCCCCCATCACGTCTCTGTGAAACGCTTGGTGCCAGCCAGAGTCCCCGTGACCACGGTTGCCGTTCCGGAAATGCGAGCAGTGGTAGAGCTCTGCATCTGCCCCGCCTTCTGCTTCCGGCCGTTCGCTACGTTGCGGCGGATCTCCACAGTGCGGTTCACCTTCGGGTACGAAGGCCTAGCCACGACTAGCTGTCCGAACCGCGGTACGCGTAGCAGCTGTAGCTTCCCGCGCCCTGCTGGGCCGTGCACGCAGGAACGTTGTCGATGATGGCAGCTGAGCCATCCACGTCGTTGAGCTTGATCTTCAGGCCTGACGACGTACCTGCAGCGATGACCGTCGCGTCGAACGACCGTCGACTGGCGTTGCGGTACTTGACCTGGCGCTTCCCGGTGTGACCCTTGACGGCAGAGACCACACGGGCTCGGATGTCCAGCAGCGGCATGTCAGCCCTCCGTAGGCTCGTCGGGAATGCACTCGAGCGTCACCCGAATGCGGTTGGTGCTGAGCTTGTCGGCGTCCTCGTTGCTCAGGGCGAGGAACAGTCCGTCTGCGGGCCTGCTCGTGTACAGCTCCACACGGGTCTGCTCCTCACCAAAGCCGACCTTGGTGCCGAAGTAGAAGTCCACGACCACTGCGTTTGCATCAGCGCCCATGACTAGTAGCCCCGACCCTTGGTCAGGCTCTTGGCACCCTTCATGGTCTGCTGCTTCGACATGCCGCCCGCCGCGAGACCCTTCTTGCCGGTGTGCATGGTCGGCATCGCCTGCCCGCCCTTGCTTGCCGCTCCCAGGCTCTTCGACTTGCCTGGCGTCACCGAACGAGCAGCCGCACCCTTCTTGCCCGAGACCTTCTGCGGAAGACCCTTGCTTGCAGCCATCTTAGGACCTGCTTTCGTTCTCGGGTTGGTTAGGGTGGTGCAGTGTTGCTGTTTAGTTGTTGGGCAGTGCGTTCGGGTGCTCGGGGTCGAACTGAGCATCTGCGAGGAGCTGCTCCCACTTCGTCATGTCAGCATCTGCGTTGGCGCGAAGCTGCGACGCAGTGTCAGGCTTCCCGAGGTTGCGCTCGACGACGTACTTGGCAGCATCGAGTCGGATCTTCTCCGACGGAGAGTGGATTGCCAGGTTGACGATCGACAGAGCCGCCACGGGAAGGTTCTCGAGGAACACCCGCTCGGCCATGGTCTGCTCGGTCTCCGACGGACGGACCGAGCGCTCCATGGTGATGCCCTCGAGAGCCTCTTCCGGGATCCAGTGTGCCACTGGGAACCCGTCAGCATCGACCTTCCCCTCACCAGAGCTCTGGGGCTTCGGGTCGTGTTCGTCGTTGGTGCTCATATTTGAAAGGGTAGAGTAGGCATTACCGAGGAGACAACCGTTCGGTATATCTCAGTAACGCAGAGGCTGTTATATACTACGTGAGGCAGGTATGCCTTTAGTAACACTTAGGGTAGAATGACTTGTACGCTTGAGACCCACGGGTAGTGTAAAGATCTTGCCCCCGCAGTATACTATAGTTATACGGAGGGAGGGAGAAGCCCGCCCCCGCACGCACCAGGAGGAACTATGTCCGAGTCCACGACCGCCGCTGCCCTCGTCGCCTTCGAGGGTGACGTCTCGCCCT